CTTAAGCCGACTAGCAAGGGTTTTTAAGAGGGTTGTAGACTTATATTTCTGTCCTTTATCATAACAAGTCTCAATCATAGCCAAAGGCTCATAACATTGGGGACAACACTCGACACTATCAACATCAATCATAGCAATACCCTCGTACTGCCTATGCCAATCGTTGTAGCTGCCATTAGAAAATGCGTAAGTCCAACGTGCCATTAAACTTTATATAAACTATAAGTTAGTGTTAGCTCATCATCTTTCATAATATCTTTTGTTGTTTTCAAGTACCATTTGTTATTCACTTCTACTCTGACACAGTTAGGATCTTCCGAGTGATTTAAAAAACCACCAAGAGGAGTACGATACAAAGTATCATCAACTACAATGTGTGATATACCTAACTCGGTGTCTTTTTTAATCTCTCTTGTTGCAAATAGACCTAGACCATGAATGAAACTAGGTTTAATCGTGCAGAAAATAGGTAGAGGTTGGTAAGCCATTAGTCGTAATAGCTTTCTTCTAACTTAACCTTATCAATGTTATATTTATCTATGATCTTTAAAGCTAGATCATACTTACCTCTATCCTTACAATGTTTAAGTAAGAACAATACCCTTATCATCTTATTTGTTTTCATATTTTTTCCTTATCATTTCTATTTCTAAATCTTTAAGATCAAGTTGTGTTTTTAATGTGTCGATTTGTTTTTCTAAATCCAACTCGCCTCTAAACTTATCGTCTTTGATTTGTTTAAGTTCTTTCTTTAGCTCCTTAACCTTATCTTGTAGATCAGCATCGTCAAACATATAGATGTCTGTCATTTTAATACCTTTATACTTTTAACACACCCCATAGGGAAGCAAGTTAAACCACCCACAGATAAACCATCTTCATCTTCCGAGTAAGAAGTAAAGAGCCATAGTTTTGATTTAGTTTTTTTAAAGATATAACCTGTGTCTGTACATTCAGCGACATCATGATTAAGTATTTCATCTTCATGTGTCCATGCTTCATCGCATCCACAAATATCAAACCAAGTTATTTTAACGTGCTTATATTTTGAGATCATAGAAGTCATTGGGTTGTACTTGTTTCTCTGTACCTATGTAAATCTTTTTCATTTCTTCTTTACGAGGTATTCTTTGTCCATTCTCCCACCTCCAAATATTTGTCGCTGGATTTATATTATGAACACCTATTTTTCTTGCTAACTCTGAACAGCTTAATTTATTTTTTGTACGATAATCTTTTAGTTTCATGTTGTTTCCTTTCTGAAGTGCAATCATTACCAAAAAAGTTATGCACAATCAAGGTTTATTTACTATTGCCATAGTGGAAAAACTCTGTCATAACAGCATTGAAAACAATGAGTAATAAAAAACATAATATTAAAATTCCTAAAGAAGATAGCCTGTACATACAAGAATTAAAATTTATGAAGTACATAATCAAACAAAGTATTAAAGCTAAAAAATTTAAAGGAAAAAAACATACAATAAAATTATTAATTAATGAGTTATAAAAAATATTTCGATACATTAAATAATGGTAAAGGCTTAGATCATTGGTCGCCTTCTAGTTCTAGTATGCCACTAGCTAAATTTAATCTTAACTACGGACATCACGATGGCGAGGAAAGAAGTATGTTTCCTATGCAATACAAACCTAGATTTGGAAACCTAGTTAATAACACAGCTCAAAGAATGGAATGTGAAACTTTATTTTATAAAGACAAAACCATAACATTAACTAACAGGAACTATGACGAGGTGTTTGGCAAGGAGTTAGATGATATTAATAAGTATGATCCTGTTGATGATAAAGATGCTTACGCAAGAGAACACATGATTGAGTATGCACATAGAACGATTGATCAAACAAGAAAGGTGGTCAAGGAACTTTGTGGCAAAAATAAGATTACTTCTGAACGATATGTCATGAACAAACCTAAGAAATTATTACACGACATCATAGGTCGTATTGATTATGAAACTGACAATGTATTTATAGAACTTAAAACTAAGCCACCTAGTATTGTAAAGAAAAAAGGTAAAGATGAATATTATTTTAAAACACAAACACTTAATGATGATGCTGTGTTCCCTGACTATTGGAAACAAGTGGCTTTCTATTGGAAGTGTACAGGCAAGAAACCTTTTTTAGTTTTAGTTAATGATAAAGAATATTTAATCTACGATGATACTCACGCAGCATTGTATGATGACCATTTAGAATACCAATACAATCTAATGGTAAACAAAATTTATAACTGGGAACAAATGATTATTTATTGTAAGGGGGATTTGCAAAAGTTAGCAGACATTTCAGAACCACCTGACTTAAATCATTACTACCATTATAAATACCTAACAGACAAACAACGTAAAACAATTAAACAACTATGGAGAATAGACGCATGAAGATAAACATATATCAAAAATTACACAAAGCTGCTTGTGAAGCAGGTGGTGTGGCTAAAGGTAAGAAAGTACAAGGTATGCACTTCAACCCTTTACTACATGATGAAGTACAAAAGGTGGCAATGGAAGCCTTGTTGAACAATGGCTTATATCCTGTTTGTACATACGAAAATCAAATGACAGATAGTTTTATATTGGTGACTTGCAACATGAAGATACACGATGTTGAAGATCCTAAACAATTTGTAGAAGTATCTGGTTGTAGTGCTATGGGAAACCTGGATAAGTTTGGTACAGGTAATGGTATGAGTTATGCCAAGAAGTATGCTTACTTAAACGCATTACATTTGAAAACAGGTTTAGATTTAGAAGATGGTTATAATGCCAAACCTTTTTCAACTAACAAAATTCCACAGAGTAGTGGTACGAAACATGGTAGTCAAACTACTCATGTAAAAAAAGATGTGCAAGCAATCATGTCTGATATTCAAGGATGTAAAAACATTTATGAATACAGAAGGGTCAAGAAAGAAGTTGATCCTTATATTGAAACTGCACTTAAAAACAAAAGTCCCAAATTGTACGCAGAGATAAGTGATCTGTTAGAGACAAGAGGGGATGAACTAAATAGGAGAACATAATGAGTAATATATACATAAAACTTATTGCGAACCACCCTGTTTTAAAGCAAACCATTCTTGACATAATGCAAATGAAAAAAGAACAAGGAGATAATACTCCTCTTTTCGTTGCACCCAAGAATGAAGAAAGACCTGACAAGAACTGGACTATTGGTGTGAATATCCCTCAAGAAGCCAATGGTTGGTATAGTCAAGCTGCTTTCGGTGCTACAACAGATGATGGACAAGCTACAGGTGGTGTAAATGTTTCATTAAAACCTAACGATGCAAGTAAATCATCAACAGGTGGAAGTGGACAACCAGCAATGGGTGGGTATAAAAAACCTTTCCCAAAAACTGGAACTTATGGTAGTTATAAAAGATAGAGCTTAGGCTCTAAAGTTTGTGGCGGAGTTTTAGTCATTACCCTTGACTTTCTTACGTTGTTTTCCTTCGCCACAGACTCCAAACAATATGAATAAAAATAAATTACAGAAACAAATTGGTGGCTCACACTATAAAGATAATTTTAAAATCCAACCCATTGAATACATACAAGCTAATCGTATGGAATTTGCTGAGGGATGTGTTGTTAAGTATGTGTCGAGACACTCGTTTAAAAATGGCAAAGAGGATATATTAAAAGCCATACAAAACCTAGAATTTATATTAGAAAGAGATTACAATGATTGACAAATCCACCAAAAAGGTTATAAGAACAAAGTACGGAGATGCAAACTTTAAATATGTAGAAAGTTTTGATTCCGTTAAGAAAGCTGCCGACCCCTCAAGTGAGGGAGAGTTAGTAGAAGTAGTGGTCCAAGAAATTAAATGGGATCACACAATAGTGAAGGAGGATGCTGATGGAAATCAGAAAGCGTCTGCAAAAACTGATGGACAAACAAAGAAAGAAAAGTGAGAAGTATGTCCAAACAGTACAGAAAGCTAACAAATTAAAAGCTGAAAGTTACAGCTTACATTTGGAAGTGACTGAATGCAGAGAGCAATTAATGGCAAATAGATAGTCATTAATTAGATAAGTTAAAACAACAACAAAAGTTGGCAACAACTGAAAGGGTACTATGCACTTAGAAATAATCAATAAGAAAAAGAAACAAATTAAACTTGGCATGAAAGCTATCATGTTTAGAGAACTATCACCAAGAGAACTACAGATATATAGAACAGGATTTAAGAATGGCTATAGGTTAGCTGAAACGCATTTAGTTTTTAAAAGCCAGGCACTTGCAGACAAACTGCAAATGAAAGAAGATCGAGATAAAATTAGAAAGCAAGTCGAGTACAAGCATCCTGTAGGTTATGAAACTTTTAATAAGATATTATATACTGTCGGCAAACATTATAATATTAGCACCAAAGAAATCATGAGCAGAAGAAGATTGGCTTACATGATTAAACCACGATCAGTTATTATTAATTATATTTTAGAACACTTCCAAATCTCAACA